CTTGGGGCGGTAAAAGTATTTGGATATATTGTTAATAAGTCCAAAATGCCACTCGTTGCAGTTCAGGTAAAGATATATGATGAAAAAAATGAACTAATAAAAGACATAAAAACAAATGACGATGGCTACTGGGAGGTTAGATTACCTGCGGGCAGATACGGCGTAGAATATCTGCACAAAAACTTTAAGCCTCTTAATAAGGTAATAGAGTTTGGAAAAGAATCCAAAACTTATGAAGTAAGGTAATCATGTTCGTTATAAGATTTTATGATAAGCATTTTAAAGAAAATGCGGTCTTAAATAAAACTATAGGCAAGCTATCATCGCTTGTTAAAAGCAAAAGAAAATCTAAAACAAAAATAATAAAAGATTCAAATTGCGTAGAGATTATTTCTGGTAATTTAAATGCGTCTAATATAGATAATGAAGTTGTAGTTGAGCTTACTGTAAAAAAGATATTAAGAATATCTGAGGAGCAACTAAAATCAAAAAGTGAGTTGGATCGTTTTATAAAAGAAATAGAAAACTTTTGTAATCAAGCATCTGAAATTGAAGATGTAAAATATTTGCCGCTAAACTTTAGAGATAAAGAAAACAGGCTAAAATAAGCAGGATATAAAATGATAGATCAGCAAAATCTAGCAGGAACAGGGCTAAATGGTGACCACATTGTTTACTCTAGCTTTTTCGCTGATAATTATGTTGTTCAACAAACTGCTATCGTCCATCCAAAGGCCCTGCTTATAGATGGATTAAGAAAAATATTCCAAAATGATTCTGTATTTACATACAGAGATGATGAATATGGTTATCCGCTTACACCAGATCTAACAGGTCTCGATGTTGATTCGGAATTAACTACAAAGATTCTCATATCAGATACCTTTAGATATGAGGTTAAGTTTTTCCCGGCTATTTTAATTAAGTCAAATGGCGGGTCCTATAAGCCTATCTCATTCAATCAGAATATGACATATAAATACAGAACTGATGTTATTGAGAATGAGTATGGTGCAAGAAAAGTTATTAGCACACCGACCCATCGAGTTTATACGGGGCGGTGGGAGCTTAGGTTTGATGTTCAGATATATTCGGAAAGCCAGGCTGAGCTGCAAGAGCTTACCGATATTGTATCGCTTGCTTTACAATATTCACTTTGGAATGAGCTTAGGGCAAATGGATTATTTATAAGCAATCTATCAATTGGTGGAGAATCTGCTGAATCATATGCTAATGATTATGTATATAATACGGCAATATCACTTACAACTTTATCTGAGTGGAGAGTGGAAGTCCCTATAGAAAATATCGTTGAAAAAATAGCTTTTACACTCGAACCAACATGGCACCCAATACCTGGAATTAAAACCAATGGCGACTCGTTATCGAGAAGGTTTAGTGAAATAGTTGATTTAACGGAAATTTAAAATGAAACTACTAATAATAAACAATTTGATGTCATATACTATATGCGGAGGATTTTAAATGGCTAACATACCTGGAGTATCAGGATTCATACAGCCCGGAGCTTTTGCCAGAGATAGGGTTATCTCCAGGGGCGTATCTATTCCTGGTGGAATTAGAATAGTTTGCGTAATGGGCGAAGGCCTAAGGGAAGAGACTGTCATAGAGTCTGCCGCAGGCTCTGGTCAGGATGGAAGCGCTGATTGCAGTCCTACCGGAAGCGCTGATGGAAGATTTTTTAGACTCCAAAATTGGCCAGTCGTAAGCGGAAGAACCGAGCTTAGGCTAAATGGTACTCTTCTTTTCGGAAAGGAAGAAGACATAGATGCTAGCGGCGTTTCTACCCCCTTCGATTTCAGGCTTGACCCAACAACTGGCTGTATCGAGCTTAGGGGTGCATCAATTGGAGATCAAGACGGAAAAGGATATTCTGCCTCTTCATCAAATATAGGAAATGGAATTATTGTTGAAAACGATCTTTGTGATCCATTCATTACTCTTGATATCTTGGATGACTCCGCTCCAAGTGAGAGATGGACCATAAAGTGCGTCTCGGTTGTAAGAGACTCGAATGGTGATCCAATTCCTGGGCTATCTACATTCACCGCAACCGGATCAATCTCTGGCCAAATCTACGATGACTCTGGCGCTCCAATAACATTTACTAGCGGTTACTTTACCAGTAGCGCTGGTGCTGTATCAGGAAACGTATCAGAGTGCGATGATGGATTCACCGTTGCATATGGTGATAATTCCGGAATGGCCTTCCCGAAGGGCGTGGTCAGAATGAGGGATGGAGATACCTCTCTGGATACCTCAAATACATTCGTTGTGCCTGGAGCGGACCTTGTATCGCAGGGCCAGGCTCTCCCTGGAGACTTCCTGTGTCTCGATGGTTATGCTGGTCACGAAATCGAGTCAATTGAGTATGATGGCACGCTTAATGAGACAACGATTACGGTTATATCTGATAGCCTAGGTCCCGCAGACCCGGCGTGGGGAGAGGAGCCTGATGATGAGTTAGACTGGGCCATTAAGGCAACAAATATCCTTATTGACGACGATTCTGTTGTCCATGATGAGCTAACTGGTGAACCTCTTACGCAAGGAAACTTTACAGCAGGGGATATCGGAAAAACCGTTCTTATTTGCCCGGGCGCAAACTTCGGCGGCGGCAGATTTGTTATTACCGATGTAACATCCACTCGGCGTGTAAGACTTGTTTCTCTAGAGGATGAAACAGCATCATTTGATGACATTGAGGGGGTCGGCGCTACTGGTCTTGCGGATACAGGCTTGACATTCCACCTGCTTCAGAACAACGGTCTACTTCTTCTCGGTATCGAGGAGGGCGGAACACCGTTTGAGGTGGGGGACAAGTTCTTTGTCGATGTAAGCTCTAGGGCGCTTGCTCAGGGCGATAACTTAGTGGCCAAGTATATTTATGAATTAGATCTTAATGATCCTCAGTTCTTCACTGAGGCAAATGATCTGTTTACCAAGCACGGCGCCGTAACCGAAACAAATACGTTGTCCCTTGGCGCTCAGTTAGCTCTTGAGAACGGCGCTCCTGGTGTGTTAGCCGTTCAGTGTAAGCCGCCTGTTCCACGCAGAACCTCAGCAACCCTTCTTGAGGAAAGAGATTCTCTTGGAAATGGAGGCTTCTCCTCCTGCTATGATTCAGGAACAAGCTCTGCTGATGCATGTGGCGTTGATGACCTTAGGTTTGTTATCCCAAGGCCGATTGAGGGGCTTAGGAATGGTAGGCCTGATGCCGATTCAAGAGTAAATATATTTGTTATAAGAGATGGCAAAGAGACTCAGGTTTTCCCAAATAAAGTTGGATTCTATAACTCTCAGCTAGAGACAGATATTCAGCAGGGACAGTGGATTGGAAGCTCTGATAACGCCTTCTCATATACTATTGTTAACTCTGAGCTAGATATTGTTGCTAATGGTGTAGACGGAACACTAGACGCAACTGCTGGCCAGGAATTCTTCTCTACTCCTGAGATAGACTTTGATGGAGCAAATGCTGGAAACGTAATTGTTATAACTAGCATGGAGGACTCCTCCGGAACAGTATACACCTCTGTTGAAGAGATATCTGAGCAGCTTTTCGGTGTTGTTCTCGGAACACCATCAGTCGAGCTTCTCATAGACTCAGTTCAAGATGATTCGCTTGTTTATGTATCTGCTGAAAATGGCGATCCACTAAACCTTCAGAGCACATACACTGACGTGCAATTCTTCATAAAAGATCCTGCTAATTCTAATGCTGATGATGCCTCCCTGCTCCTTCACAAAGATCTTGTTTCAAGCGGAGTAATTAGGGAGGGCGATGGACTTAGAATTTCTTATGTTGATGAAAATGACGCAGACTTCTTTGATACAAACTGGTTTGAGGCACTAGAGGCTTTGGAGGCTGCCGAAGCGCAGATCGTTGTTCCGTTGCCAAGCCAGGCTATGTCCTCTATCTTTAGAGCAACTGTTAACCACTGCGAGAATATGAGTTCAATTATAAATAGGAAAGAAAGAGTAGCATTTATTGGCGCTCAAATGGGGGTTACGCCCGCTGCAATTATCGGTACCGAAGAAGTTGCCGTTGAAGATATTGGGGTGATTGAAGGCATCCAGGGAGATGATCCAGAGGAAGTTCTGGCCGGCAATACCGAGGACCTTGTCAACTTTAAATTGAGCGATAACTACACTAGCAACAGGTGCGTCTACTTCTATCCAGATGAGATTGTTAGAAGTATTAATGGAACAAATGTTGCTTTGCACGGCTTCTTTGCAGCCGCTGCAGCCGCCGGATATCTATCGGCCAGACAAAACGTAGCAATACCTTTGACTAACAAGACTTTATCTGGGTTCTCCCTAACTAGAGACAAGGTTTACAGGCCAATAACCCAGAACCAGATCGGTGCGGTCGGAGCGACTCTCCTACAGCCAGTTTCTGGCGGAGCAAGGGTTCTTGCCGGAAGAACAACAAGTCAATCCGGTTTCGTTGAGGATGAGGAGATTTCAATAATCTTTATTAGAGACTTCGTTAAGAAAACTTTAAGAAACTCTCTCGCAGGATTTATTGGAGGGGTTCAGAATCCCGATACAAACTTGCTTATCTCTAATAGAACAAAGTCTATTATGTCAGGATTAGTTGGTCAAGGATTAGTAACTTTCTTTGACAATATTAAGGTTGAGCAGGATAAGGTTGATCCAAGGCAAATTAATGTCTTCTTAAGATTTACTCCAGCTTATCCGATTAATTACATATTTATCGATATAGAAGTTGGAATTATATAATATAGGAGAATATAATGGCTGAGTATCCAAATACAGGAACTATTTTTGACAATCCAGATAATGGAAGTAAGACCAGAACGGCTCTTTCTACCCAGATTGTTGTCTATGTAGAGGGTGAGCCAGTAGGCGCCATACAAACATTCCAAGAGTCACAGTCACGCGCAATAAAACAGATTTCAGAAGTTGGCACGGATGGTATAATTGAGAATGTTCCACAGTCGCCAGCCAAGGTAACCCTTACTATTAACAGAATTGTTTTTGATGGCTTATCGCTGCCAGAGGCCTTCTCTAGAGGATTTAGAAATATTCACGCACAAAGAATTCCTTTTGATATAGTTGTTATAGATAAATTTACCGGAGATGGTGATAACGCAGTTGTAACAACTTACCATAATTGTTTCTTTTCTCAGCTAGGAAAAAACTATCAGGTTTCAGACTATACCATTCAGGAGAATGCAACAGTCATGCCGGAATTTATTTCAACCACTAGAGCTGGCGGACCTGTTGCTGATAGCCAGGGTGTTAACGGTGGCAGAGAGATTCCTGGCAGACAAGTTGACTCTGTTGAGCAATCTGCTGACACAGGAACTAGGCGCGGCCCGCTTGATTTTGCTGGACTAATTTCTGCTGCATATGGCAGCTAAATTTAGTATAAATAATTAATTAAAGCATCATACATTTGTATGATGCTTTTTCTTTATGCGGTATAATAACTTAAAATGGAGAAGAAATGCCAAAAGTTAAAGCAAGTTTATCTGAAAATAATAGAATGGAAGAAATGAAAAGTTTATTAGAAGATACCGGTAGCACAAAAGAAGAATCTACTGAAAATAATGAAAACTATATAGCTGATTTAAAAAATCTTATATTATTAGGCAGACTTGTTCATACTTTCAAAATAAATGGATTTGAGTTTGAAATAGCCACTTTATCTGTAAATGAGCAATCGGATGTAATGAGACATCTTATGAAGCAAGAGGATATGGAAAGAGTTCTTAACTCAAAATCTATAGCTCTTGCCTATTGCATCAAAAAGATAAACTCCGTTCCACTCTCTGATTTATCAGCAGAACATGAAGGGGATGACGTTTATGAGAAAAACGTATCATTCATACTAAATATGCAGGCTCTATTAGTTGATAAAATATTCTCAGAATATGAAGAGTTAACGAAAAGAGCCTCAGAAAAGGTAGGCTTTGAAGCTGTAAAAAAATAGCAGCGGAGCCATACCAAAGGCTCCGCTGGAAATTGTGCAAAATTTGGGGATGCACAGTTGATGATCCTGTTTTTGAAACAATAACAGAATCTCAGTGGCTTTGGTATGCCAATATGGTAGCTAAAGATGAGCAGGATTCTAATG